GTCACCCCTTAAAACTTGTACGGTGAATCTGATTTACCCTTTTGACTGTAATATGCCTGTCGTATTGCCTCTCTATTTTGACTAAAGAATGCCGGGTCTGATGCACGTTGTAAAATGTCATTCGGTGCCGGTACAGCTTGACCAGATGCGACCCCGGCATTTGATGCAGGTGCCACTGGTGCAGGGACTGGAGTATTCGACAGACTCTGTTGTGTTTGTGGAGGCATCTGTGTTTGTGGCATCGACTGTTGTGCAGCGACCTCTGCAGATGCAGATTCGGATGCAGCCGGTGCAGTGATAAACGGACGGAGTACAGACGGTGCAGACTCTGGTTCGTTATGAATGGTTTGCAACCAGTCTGATAACGGTTGACGGTCCTTCTTTGTACGTCCTGACATCTCTCTATCATATGCCCATTCGACTGCATCACGTACACCGTTGTCTGTGATACCGTATTGACTGATAACTGTGTGACGTTCGTATCGACTGTTTGCACCGTCGAGTTCACCGCGCAGTGACTCGACCTGTTGTGTCAAGTTGTCGACCAGTCCGACCTTTGCATTTGCCTCGTCGAGTCGTGACTGATACTCTGACAGCTGCGACTCTGCACTGGTTAATTTTTCACTGTATTTTGCAATACGTTGTCGTACAATCTCGTCGACGTGTGATTTTGCAACGTACTCGACTCCTTCATGCGTAAATGTTTTACTCATTGATTTTTCCCTTTGTTGTGGTTGTTAGAATGACAGGTTGTCCTGTTGAATTTTTAATAACATCTTTTTTGCATCGACCTCGTCCAAATCTGGATGCAATACCTGGATGGCATCGACTTTTGAAATCAAACCAGCTGCCAGCAGTGCCAGCATATTTTCTCGTTGTTCTTTTGATTCCTGCGGTGACAGAGGTATGGCATGGTATTCGATACGGTATCCTGATTCAGGATACGATGTACCGAGGTATTTATTTGCAATCTTTGCACTTATTTCCAGAGTCTCAATGTCTGCACGTCTGAAGGCAGGTGCGTATTTACGTTGTGCCTCTCTTAACGACGAACGACTGATACTGATTGCATACCCTGAACGAGGGTCTCCAGACATCTTTTGTACATCGGCAGGGTTGATACCCATATATGTAGCCAGTCGACGCTCGTATACTGTGATTGACTCTAACATCTCACTGACATCTCCACCTGCCTGGTATTGACCGATTTGTGGTTGCTGTCCTGGTGCCAAATCTGGGTCTGGTGAAAAAACAAGTATCGATGCAGGGTCTGATGCAATAGCCTGTCGACGACCTTCAAGGTTGTTATCGAAGGTATCCAGACCTGCAAGTGTTGCACCGAGTAGATACCGTTGTGGATGACTGCAGTCACGTGCCAGGTGTAAAAAGTATGAATACAACACAGCTGCATTCAGTGCACCCATCACGACCTCCCTATTTTGAAAGGAGTCGAATAACTCTCCATGAATCTCTGCATGATATAGACTGTACGGTAAAAACGGTACCCCGGCACTGTCTCGATATGGATACGATGCACCTGACATCGATGCACCTAAATATTTTTCAGTGACATCTGCATCACGTTCACCATTCGAGTTGATGGTGTAAATCTGATACTCTGGATTTTGTTTATCTTTGATTGATAAATAGTCGACTGTCCATTCATGTTTATCGCATTCATGACAGTATCGAAGTCTGGTCTCTTTTATCGTATGAGGTCGTGACGGGTCCCCTGCAGACGCCTCTGCATCTACCATATCTGCAGTGACGATACGATACATCAAACCTTGACCGTCGTCTGTGATGTCGACTCGTAAAAATGTTTCATTCATACCGATAGTGTAAAACTGTACCCTCTGCATCAGTGCGTATAAACCTGCCTTTGCAATCAGTCCCTGTCGACCGACCAGACCCTCGGTTTGTCCTGCACTGGTCTCTGTTACTGCGACTGTCGGAGGTTCAGAATACAAACCACAGAGTGCAGATGTTGCTGCCTTAAATATATTCGACGACATGTCAGGTACACCCCAGGCAGCTTGTCGAGACTCGGGTATATGGTTTGCAATCTCGTCAATGAGGTCCTGTAACCACTGTCCACAGAGCATCCGACGTCGAAGTGCCAGGTGTTCGACTCGTCGTTGTGTTACTGGATTTTGTTGCAATGGCATCGGAGGGATTTGTGTATTCATGTTTACCTGCGCAGTTTTGAGATTTTGGGTGCACGATACTGGGTATCTATGATAGGCATTGTAGCATATCGCAGTGCGTCTATACAGTGTTTCCATTCAGACATGGTATCCATACCACCTGATGATTTTAATGCCCAGTATTTTAATGATTTAATGGTACGTTCACAACGTGGAAAAATCTGAAACCTACCTGCACACATCAGTTCATGCAACGATTGACATCCGTAGTAAACGCTGTATTTTGGTTTGTATGCTGTACGGATACTGAATGGTAATTTACCTTTTGGGTATTGCAGTACATGTGCAAATGCAGCTGTCAACATTGTATTCGACATTCGTCCACCGTTGTATTTTGAACCGCCGTGTGACCTGTCACCTGTCCACCTCTGAATGTGTGCAACGTCCAGACCGTTACGTTTTATCATCGCTATAATAGATTTGGCATGTATCTCTGCAGATGCACCAGATGCCACATATTCGTCTACCACATACACAGACATGTTGTCTGAATCTGTCACGTCAACGGCTGTCAATATAGCAACCTGCGATGCAACGTCGTGACCGTGGTCGATGCCTATTGACCAGATATATTGTCGTTCTGGATTTGGAGTCAAGTCTGATACCAGGTCGTCGGTGAAGTTTTCAAATATACGTCCCTCCGGCATCCCACCGTCCCAGTCGCCGTTCATACGCACGTCCCTGTCCAGAGGCAAAAACGACATCCGCAGTTGTTCGATGTCTGACTCTGACATCAGAGGTCTGCAGCCTATTGGAGTACAGTTTTCTACATTCATGATACCGACATATTCTTTGACGATACCATCCTTCACTAGCTGTTTTAACCACTCCAGAGGTGCACCGATAGGTGTCAAGGTAAACAACATCGACCCTTTTGTACGTGTTGTCCTTGCTTTGAGTTCACCAAAAAGGTCCGGGGGTGGAGGTTCATCGACCCAGATGTGATCGACTGTACCTGATGCGATGCCGAGCGTACCCTGGTTCGTTGTTTTGAATCTGACGAGACTACCATTTTTGAATCTGACTATCGGTGCACCTGTACCTCGATACCCTTTACCTGGTACAAACTCAACATCAGGATGTAATTCGTGTTTTGGCACTAGGTCGTGAAATTTACCCATAATAGTGCGTGACTGTTCCCAGCTGTGACAAATCACCCAGACCTCGACAGGTGGAGGTGTCACAGATTTGTATTTATGTATACCGATGCACCTGCATATGGTATCGTATGCACCGCATACCGTTTTGCCGATTTGGTTGCCGGCTCTGAATAACACCATCGAATGCGTATCTGACAGGACCTGTTTCTGAATCTCGGTCGGTCTCCAATACTTCATCGGATTTTGTTCTGCATCTGCAGACAGTGCACCTGCAGTACGTGCTATCGTTGCCAGTTTTGACAAATCCATCAGAACAACCTCATTTGTCTTTGATGTTCATTCAGTCGTGCCTGTGCAGCTGCAAAATACTCTGCATCAATCTCGTATGCATCCAGACTGTGACCGGTGTTATGACAGGCGACTGCAATACTACCACTGCCGAGGTGCGTGTCAAGTATTTTATCACCAGGTTTTGCATATTTGTCTAGTATCCATTCATAAAGATCGATCGGTTTTTGAGTCGGATGTATACGTTTAATACCTGCATTGTAATCCTGTATATGATTGTATGTAAACATTCGTACACTGCTAGTAAATGATGTCCAGGCAAGTTCACAATCTGATAACGGATTGTTACCGTTTTTTTTATTCCATACTAACATGCATCGAGTATTGTACAGATAGTCTAAAAAATAGTTACCTCCCCAAATTATTTGATTTACTGATACTCTTTGCAGCTGTTCGAAGTATTCACTTGATGGAATTTTGTTATCCCAGTCTTTTTCAGTATGTATGTCACGTGCATATTTACCGAAGGATATACCCCTTGCCTGTTGTATCCCATACGGAGGGTCGACGATAGCAAGGTCGTACTGATTGTCAGACATCTGACGGAGTGCCTGCATACAGTCTGTATTGTACAGATTTATCATCATTCACCGCCGGCAGGGAAGTGAATAACATCGGTATAGTCTCCATCTAACATCTGAACGAGTCTGTCTTTTAATACCGGGGGTAGTCCCTTCACTGCCATCGCTATCGTTGCCAGTAGTTCATCAGGATTTGTTACACCATTCAAGTCCTCTGCATCACGTCGCATCTGGGTCCACTCGTCATGAATGGTGACGTGCAGTCGATGAAACTGTGGCAGTGCATGTAACGACCCTCGTTCACGTGTACTGTTGATGTCTCGTGCAATCTCTGCAAGTTTTGCCTGTCTGAACTCTAACGGGTCAACGATGACATCTGAATGAATGACGGTCGACTGGTCTGCAGCTGCATCGGAGTCTGGTCGACCCTCGAGTTTTTTGTTTTGTCCGGTGATGATACGACTGATTGTACTTTTATGTACACCATATTTATCTGCAAGTGATTTGTAAGTGTGTTCACCTTCAGAGTACAACCGTTTTATCTGCAGTCGTTCATCCTCTGACAACGTGCCTCTGTTCTTATTCTGTGCCATACCTTACTCTGTTGCAGTTTTGTTTTGTACAGAGCAAAAAAATGTCGTGGTCGCTAG